CTGAAAAATTAAATGTAATACATTCATTTGATAAAGATCAAGATGGAATAAATATATTAAAATTAAAATATAAAAATTTTGATAGTAATAAAAGTTGGGGATTTGATAAAATTTATGATAATACACAGTCGGTATCAGCATTAAATCTTCTTAGAATATATTCATTAGTAGGTGATTATTCAAAATCTATAGAAATAAATGATATTAACTCTACTCATACAGAATTTTATGTAAAAGAAGCATATCAAAAAGATTTCAGTATAGGACAATATATATTATCAGATCCTATGATGACAGGAGATATGTCAAGATGCATATTAACTAAAATTGTTTCAAAAAAGAAAATATATGATGGAACTACTCATAATGGCGATTATCTAATAAAGGTGAACCAAAGAGTTTATACATATACAAATAATAATAAGCAATATGTTATAAGATATAAAAATATTGACGATGCAGCTACATCATATAACCCATTTTTATTAAATGGATTTAAATTGACTAAATTTCATTTACCAGATGGAACTAATAAACAATTAGCAAAAATTTATGGAATGCTAGACCCAAATGTTTCTGGATTATTCAATGCATTGTCTGATCGTGATCTCATAGTGTTTAGATATATAGTAGATACATTTGATGGTGGATTGCAAGAAAATTCATTTCCTAAAAATTATTTGACAAAATTGGCAAAGAATAGATTAACATGTATGGCATTATTAAATGCTCCATCTATTAAATTATTTAAAGAATCCAAAGATCCAAGATTTACAGATGAACCAACAGCAGCTAATCCAGTTCCAATATTAAATTGCAAATATATAGCCGATGGCGGTAATTTAGATTTGTCTCCTTCATTTAGGTTTTCATTACCTAGTGATGAAGATGGAGCTAAATTTCAAGGAATGTTTGCTCCGTTTTTGACAATTAAATATAATGGCAAAAATATAAATATTCCTCCAGCAGCAGATGTATCAAATAATTTTATTAGAAAATTTATGAATGGGCATCCATTTACAATTGTAGCTGGACCAAAAACTGGTGTTTTAATGAATCCTAATATTGTTGGATTAGAATATAATTTTAATGATTCTGATAGAGAATACTTAGAACCATTTGGAATAAATCCAATTGTATATAAAAATGGTATTGGATATATGATATATGGAAATCAGAGCGGATATCAAAGAGTTCTATCAGCATATAATAATCTTCATGTTAGAGATTTGTTAATAACATTAGAAGAAAATATCGAATCTATATTACATAATTATGTATTTCAAGCAAATACAAGCTATTTAAGAATGCAAATACGAGCATTAGTTGAATCATATTTAGAAAATGTTGTTTCAGCTGGCGGTATTTATACATATCAAGTTATTATGAATGAAACAAATAATACCCAAGATATTATTGATCAGTCTTTTGCAATAATTGATATAGCTATTGAACCTGTAAGAGGTATGCAAAAAATTATAAATAGAATTCATATATATAAAACAGGAGAAATTAAAACAAAAGGATTTTTAATTTAAAAAAAAAATAAATATTATGGCAAAATTACCACATTATAAAAATTCAGAGGCTAGTATGGGAATGTACGAGCCTGTTTATACAAATTTATTTGATATTGCAGTTACCCCACCTCTTATAATGCAAAGCTCTTGGCCAGGAGAGTTAATGATGGAACAAGTTATTAAAGTTGGAGGATTGGATATAGATAAAGTACCAGGAGCAGAAATAACGCAAACATATAAAGGATGGACAAGATCTTATGCCGCATCTAAATTAGATACCACATATGTTGATATAACAATAGATTTTGAAGTAAATATAAATAAAAATAATTCAATATACGTATATTCAGCATTAAAGGAATGGTGTAATTTAATTTTCGATCCATATAGTGGTGAAATGCATATGAAAAGCGATTATGCTGGCGGACCAATGAAAATTATTTTGTATAATAGAGAAGGAGTTACAATTCGTGAATATACATTTCCAGTTGTATTTCCAACAACAAACATTCCTGCTATTGATCTAGATTATACATCATCTGGAATATATACTATTTCAGGATTTACTTTTAGAGCTGATTACTATGAATCGAAAACTGTAAAATGAAAGCTTTTTTTAATATTTGATATAGAAATTCTATACTATTATAATTGTCATATTCTTTATAACAATTGAAATTTTTTTAACAAGTTTATTGATTTTTTATTTTATATAAAATATTTAATTATAGTTCATATATAAGATCAAAGGTATTTGTATCTTTATTATATAGATATATTTTATCGTATTTTAGATTTTCTTTTTTTATAATTTTTATTAGATTTTTTAAAATGCTTTTTTTATATTTTGGTACAATATATAATATTCTAAAAAATTTTTTGTTTTTGTTATAAAACACAAACCATTTTTTTATTTCTTTATTTATTATATATTTATCATATTTGTCAATATCATTTATATCTTTATATCCAATCTCATTATAAATTTTTTTAACATCAATTTTTCCAAAATACTTGATATATGTATTTGACTTTTTTAATATTGAATAAGATGTGTCTGATATCCAAATTTCCATTATTCTATAAATGATTTTAAATATGTGTATATTGTTGCTAATGTTATAATATCTTTTATATCTTTTAAAATATTTAGATCACATAATTTTATTTTTTTGTTATTTATTTTATTACTATTAATTTTAAAGCAATAGATTATAATTTTTTCATTTGCATCCGCAAAATGGTCAATATAAAGTAAATCATTTATATCTTTTAGTTCTATGTTATAATCTGTATATAGCTTATTAGCTATGAATTTAGAAAGATTTTTTTCAGAGTAATCAAATTTCATTTGAACAGATTGCAATGTATTTGAATTTTTATACAATCCTATTTTTTTTACATTTTTATCATCATCTTCATCAACAATGATTATTGAAATATATAAGTTTAAATCCATATTTTTTTTATTTATATATCAAATTTTTATAATTTTTTTCATAATCTTTCATCCATTCTTCTGGAAATCCTAATTTCTCCCATATTAGATAATCTTCTCGAAGTTTTTCTAATGTGTCTTTAAAATGATTTGCAATATTTGAACCACAATATCGATATAAGTCTGTATCTAATATTTTAAATATTTTATCTGTATTTTCTATTTTCCAAAATAGAAAATTTGCTGTTGATATACGTTCGTATGAATATAAAATGCGAAGTGGTTTCCATCCATTGACAATTATATCAGCATAATTGTCAAAGGATGGATACACATTTAATTTTACTTCGTCCATGTAATTATTTAGATGGAATTGGTCCTTGCGGAATAAATGCCCTGATAGCTTTGTTTATTAATTCGGCATCATCTAATGTAAATATTCCTTTACTTTGAGATACCCTAGCTGCTTCTATTAAAACTTGAAGAGCTTGTTGCTGCGTCAATTTTTCAGGTATTTCTACCGGTTCTGATTTTTTTTCATTATCATTTGCTGAAACTTCATTTTCTATTTTTTCATTATTTTCAGCATTTTCTAAATTTTGGGTTTCGTTGTTTTCCATATTTTTGTGATTTTTATATTATATAAAAAACTATAATTTTTTATAATTTATATTGATGTATCTCCTGTGATAGATTTGTATATAGTTAAAATTATTTTTCTTGCAGTTTCTTTTGAAACACCACCAGCGTCAATCATAACGGTTTCTAACAATGATAATATTTTCCAAATTATGTCTTTATATTGTTCAGGAGTCATTTTTTTTAATTTTTTATTTTAAATTTATGTTTGTTTCTTTAATGACGCCGGCTATTGGAAATTGTGATACATAACTTTTTTCATCTTTCATAATATTTTTAAAAATTTTTATTTCTAATGGTTTTTCTTTAACGATGTCCTTGATTATAATCATAATTTCATTTTTTGATAAGCTTTCTATATTTGTATCGCCAGTAAAAGATTTTATGACATTTTCGTCATTACATCCAATTAATAAATATAGAGATAATTCATTATCTAAATCACAAAGTTTTTTAGCGCATAAGATTACATTATTTTCTTCACTTTTTAAAAAAATAAATATTATTTCGTCTTTTTTAATATTTTTGTTATTAAACATTTTAATATCATTATTATTAGTTATATTTTTATAAATCTCATTTTCTAATTTTTCAGGATCAGAAAACAATTCTTTTATTTTTTCTATATCATTTTCTGATGATAATAATATTTCTTCATTTAAAAAATTATCTGAAGAAAATTTAAAACTTTTTACATATTGCATATTTTTATTTTTTTTTATTATTATTTATTTCATTTAAATATTTTTTTACTTTGCTAATAGCATCTTGCGACATTTTTTTTGATAAATTTTTTTTAACATCTTTTATATCTGTAATTTTAGCTAATATTATGTATGATATGTATTTGCAAAAATTATCAAATACAATAAGACTAGTATATTGTTTATAGTTTGGATTTTTATAAAAATTCAAAAATTTTTGAAAATATAGTAATCCTGCAATTTGAGGAAAGTCTTCAAATATCATAATTTTTAAATATTCATAATCTTTCTCATCTTTTTCTAATGTAATGTTTATTTCTTGACAATTTTCATTTAATATTTTATATTTATTTATTATATTTTGATCTGTTTCATTTTTTATATTTAATATTTTTTGATTTATATTTTCTATGATTATATCTTTTTCATTTTCAAAAAATTTTGTTATTTTTTCATTTATATATTTTTTAGCATCTTCTATGCTAATATCATCATCTTTTACATTTTTTTCATCAGAAATATTTTTTTTAACATCATCAATAGATAATGTTTTATTTGTATAATCATATTTATCATTTTTATCTATTTTATCATTTTTAATTATATTCTGATTGTCTATATTGATAAGATTTTCTGTATTTTTTGTTATTAGTTCTTTATCTAATAACTCTTGATATTTATTTTTATATAGTGGATATATATTTTTCTTGACATCATTAAATAAATCATTTATGCTATATTCTGATAATTTATTTTTTTCTTTTTTAAAATTAATATTTTTTATAATATTTGATATTATATCATCATATGATATTATTTCTATATTATTAGAATTATACTTATCATATATGCTCATTATTTCTTTAGTAAAATCATTATATAATTTTATAAATGTTTTATTGTCTATTGTATTTTTTTCTTTTGTATTTTTTTGATATTCCGATGATGATTCATACATTAGTATTATAGAATATAAAAAAGAATAGCATTTGTTCTCATCAAAATTATTTTGAGATGAAAAAAACATTTTTAAAAAGGTATTATCTTTATTTTTAATTTTTTGATTTATTAAATTACTTATAAGATTTTCATATTTTTTTATTTCATTATTATTTTTATAAATTAAAATATCATATTCGCGTATAACATTTTCTTTTTTTTCTTTTATTTTTTTAGATAGTTCATCAATTTTTTTAGGATCATCAGAATCTTTTGATGCCTTAAGTTTCATTTCATTTAAAATTTTTTCTTTTACATTTATTTGTTTTTGATTGATTATATTTTTTGCTAATTTATTAAAGTAGTCATTGTCTCCAACTAAATTTTCTATTTTTTCTAAAATATTATTAGAAATACTGAGATCATCATAATAAAGTTTTGATGCCCTAAAATAGTTAGCAGCATCATTTTCTAAATATTGCCGTTTATATTCTTCATATAATGCTTTTTCATATTGATCAGCAAGATCATGTATTTTTGATATTTTAGGAGAGAAGTTTCTTTTTATCCAATTTGATACTGATTTAAACAGATTTGATATAGTTCCTAAAATATTTATTTTTTCATATATTTCTTCATTTTCATTAAAATCATATTTATAATATTTATTATAAATTTCATTTATTTGATTATATATTTTATCATTATTTTTCATATATTTATTTTTGTATTTTTTTACATTGTTGTACAATAAGATTATACATTTCTGTTATAGATATATTTAGAGATTCTATGTGAATTGCCTTTATGATACTTCGCACGCTTAATTCAACATCATATCCTTGTCTATATGCTATAGCAATAAAATCTAATGCTTGATGTTTTACATCACTCGGGCAATCTATATCAATATTTTCAACAATTGTATTGAGATATTTGAGCATATCTTCTGGGGTAAATGCTACCTCTATTACCATACTCCTTGAACATAAAGCTTGATCAATTTTTTTCAATGGAGAGTTTGTTATAAAAATACATTTTCCTGTAAATTCAAATGAATCTGGAATAATTTTCCCATCATCAGATTTAATTTCTCCTTTTGACAGCCAAGAAATTTTTCTTTTAGGGTTACTGTCTAATGCTGCTTTTAATATACTTATTGCATCTGTATCAAATAATACCTTATCGCAATCATCAAAAAGAATTATTTTTCCATTATTTTCATATAAGGCCACATATAATGCATGTGCAGTTGATCTTCCTGTTATTTTTATATAATCTGCATTATACTTTTCAAGAGAATTTGTAACAGTATATGTTTTGCCAACTCCAGGCTGTCCTGCTATTATCAATGACGTTGTTTCTGTGTTTACTATAAGTTGAACATATAAATCTAAATTTTTAAATACTACTGTTGGATTTCCATATTCATATAAAGATTCTTTTATTTCTTCATCTGGTTTTATCTCTTTTTTGGTAGTATTGTCAGACATAGAAACTTTAATATCTAATGTTTTTGTAGATATAGTATCATTAAAAAAATTAGTAATTATTAATGGAATAGAATTTTTATCAATATTATATATTGTATAATAATTATTTTCATTTAATGATTCATAAAAATCTAAACTATTTATTTTAGTTGTATTTAATATAAAATTTATTCCTATTGATTTTGTTCCATTTGTTAATAGATATCTTACTTGCTTTTCTTCATTATGCCTTTTAAAATATAGAAAATTACATATTAAATGAACATTTTCATATTGTATGCTTTCGTATATTTTTTTTACAATTTTTATTTGACTATCATTTATTTGAATATTTTGTGCTTTTTCATTATAATTGTAAATAATGCTTTCGAATATAAATTTATTATTATTTATCATTTTTTTTATTTTTAATATATATATATATATAAAATAAAAAATATTAAAAAAATATTAAAAAAAAATATTTTTTTTTAATATATATATAAAAAAAATAAAAATAAATGAAAAATGATGAAAAATTAGTTTTAATATTAGAAGATGCTAATATTCCATTAGCATATAAAAAAGATTCGGATGATGATATTATTTTAGAGGGTGTGTTTGCTAAATTTGGAGAATTAAATAATAATAATCGTATATATGAAGAAGATGAATATTTTCCTCATTTAAAACGATTACAGGAGAAAATACAAAAAAATAATTTATTAGGAGAACTTGACCATCCGGATCGTTTAGAAATATCTTTAAGCAAGGTATCTCATAAAATAGAAAGCATAGAGTATGACAAAAATACAAGAACTATACGAGGAAGACTTAGATTATTAAATACCCCGCAAGGCGAAATTGCAAGAAAATTAGTTGAATCCGGAGTAACACTAAGCATATCATCACGAGCTGTAGGCATTGTAAAACCAGATAAAAAAGTAAAAATACAAATGCTTCAAACATATGATTTAGTTGCAGATCCTGGATTCAAAGAAGCTGGACTAAAAAAAATAAATGAAAGCTTGGGAATATATGATGATAATATAGCTATATATGATATAACTGATGAAAACCCAGAAATTATCGAATCAATTAAAAATGATTTTACTTCAAATAAAAATAATAATAATATGAGCAATTATGTCACAGAAGAAGAATTAAATAATTATACTCTTCTTTTAAAAGAAGATTTTGATAACATAACAAAAAGATTAAAAAATCTTGAAAATAATATTAATGAAAATAATCAATATAATAATATTGATAGACTAGAAGAAAAAATTAATATATTAGAGCAATCTTTAAATAAAAATCTTAAAGAAAATAAAAAACTAAATGAACTAAAAGATTATGTTATATATTTATCAAAAGAATTAGATAATAGTATAAAATATACATCTTATGTAAAAGATGTTGTCAATGAAAGTTTAAATGACAATCAAGTAAATCAACAACTAAAAAATATAATGGCATATTGTAATTATTTAAAGGAATGCCTCGAACAAAATACAAACTATACAGAATATATAAAAGATAATATAAATAAATATATAAATATAACGGATGAAAATAAATCAGATATTAAAAATTTAGAAAAATCTACAAATAATATCATAAATTATTCTAATTATTTAAAGGAAAATATAGAAACAGAAATAAATACTATCATTGCATATTCTGAATATTTAAAGAAAAATCTCAATGAAAATATTTTATATTCTGAATATGTTGCTGAAAGCGTAAATAATCAATTATCTAATGACGACTTTATTATAAATAAAAAATATAATAATAAATTAGAAAAAAATAATTCTAATATTCTAAATATAGATGAAAATCTATCAGAGCAAGGTACAGAAATTGTAAATAGAATCGACAAACTTTTAGAAGAGGTAAAATCTAAAAAAATAGACGATCTTACAAATATAAATAAAGAAACAAAAAACAATGAAAATTCAAGTAAACATAGACAGTGGCAAGACTTTTTATCAAGTGATTTGAAAAAAATATGGGATAATCTTGATGATGAACTAAAAAATACAATAGAGGCTAGATCAAAATTTTATGATCTTAATAATTCATACAATGTAAAAAACTTTTGGGATATATATGTTTCTCCATTGATAGATAATAATTCAAAAGATAAATCAAAGGATGATAGCTCACAAGATAAATCAAAAAATGATAATAAAAAATCTAATCTAAATGAAATTGAAAATAATGATATTGATTCAGATGAATCTTGCGAAAAATGGATATCATTTTTATCGGATGACAAAAAAGATATATGGGAAGATCTATCAGATGATGTTAAAAAGCCTATAATAGCTAAATGTAAGTATTATGATTTATCAGATGAAAAAAAATCTCTTGCATTTTGGAATAAATACGTTGTTCCTGCTTTAAAATCTAAAAAATTATCTGTAAATATCAACGAAAGTAAAAATTATCAAAAAAATAAAACTAATGATAATCAAAATGGATATTCAACAGAATATATAAATAATGTTAAAAAAATATTAAATAAACAAAATAAATTTTAAAAACTATCAAAAAAAGAAGATAGTTTATATAAATAAAAGCATAAATAAAATAATAGAATTTATTTATGTGATAAAAACACAGATATTGTGGTCTATTAATATAGAGAGATATTAATAGATATATTTAGAGCTCTACAAATCAAAAAAAAAATTTAAAATTATGAATATTAATGAATCTCAAATTTTGGAGACATGGTCTCCATTATTAGAAAGCGAACTTGGAATTTCAGACCCATATAAAATGTCGTGGATTTCCAAATATTGTCATTATCACGCATTAAATGAAAACGCAAACTTTTCTATGTTAGGTATGCCTCCTGCAGGAAATATTGCCGGTTTTATGGGTAATGTATATACTCCAGGTTCTATCGGCGGAGTCTATGGTGATTCCGGGTCAGGTGATAAATTTCCAATGTTATTACCTATGGCATTACAAGTTGCCAAAAGAACAATAGGATTTGATTTAGTCAATGTAATTCCTATGCAAAACCCAGCTGGTACATTAGTCTATTTAGATTATGTATATGGTGGTGGTAGAGAAGATACATTTTCAAAACCAAGCATTTTCAAAACAATATTAGGCGGATCTGAATCATCTTGGTTTAATAAAGGAGCAACATATGCTACCATTGGTACTACATATAAAATAACAAAAGGTAGTAATTCTATTGACGTTAAATTTGTCGGTAATTCTGGATACGATGGAGATCCTATTTTTAGAGTTATATCAAATTTAGAAACTGCTCCTGTATTAAATGATTTAATTGGTGGAACAATATCTATTGGCGGAACTGAATTAAATATTACTATAAATCAAATTTCATTGGTAAAAGCATTAGAAGATCATATTGAAGGATTTGCTGGTGCTGGAGCAACAGATTCAAATGATTGGTATGGGCCATGGAATGAAGCAGACCAAGGTCTTCCAGATGGTATGAAACGTGGAGTAGGCGAAAATACATATTTTAGAAATATGGGCTTACGAACATATACTAAATGGATTGAAGCTAAATCTGTTCAAGTAGCATGCTCCGTAACAATAGAACAAATTCAAGATTTGAACAAACAATATGGATATGATGTAATAGGTTTAGTTCAAAATTCATTAATAAATGAATTAAGTCAATCTAATAATAAACAAATTTTAGCAAGATTATTCGCATTAGGTTGGTTCAACAATTATAGAATGAATAAATCAGAAGGAGTAACTTTGAACTCTTCGTTAAATCCAGCAGGATATGTACATAATAAAAATGGATATGGTCCAGATGGTCATATTTATAATATTCCTGTCAATGAGTTTACATCTTATGCTAATAGTGGTGGTGTTTCTAATGAAAATGAAATGACAATTCATCGTAGATTATTAACTAAAATTCTTGCTGCTAGTAATATAGTTTTACAAAGAGGTAGACGCGGACAAGGAAACTTTATTGTAACCAATTTACAATTAGCAACAGTTTTACAAAATAATGCACAATTTTCATTAGCACCAGTATCTAATACAATTTCTCAGGATAATGGTTCATTATATCCTCTTGGAAGTCTAGCAGGTCTAAATATTTATGTAGATCCTAATATGGATTTTGCTGATACAAGAATTTGCGTAGGTAGAAAAGGTAAAGATGAAGATCCAGGTTTAAAATATATGCCATATTTAATAGCAGAAACATTTGAAACCATTTCTGAGGCATCAATGAGTCCTAAGGTAGCAGTGAAAAGTAGATATGCTATAACAGAAGCTGGACATTTTCCAGAATCTCAATATTATACTTTTTATGTTGATACTAATAATATTTCTATTGTATAGTATTATATTAAATATAATATACAACGAAAAACTCCCATTGAAAGATGGGAGTTTTTTTATTTATTGAAATTAAAAAATTATATAAGATATTTTTATCTTCTTTTTTTTATATATTCATTAAAAGAATTTATGTATGTCAATTTTGTAGTTTCTGATTCAGACATTGATGGAGTAGATATAACATCGTCATTTGATGCGTTTATATTAGGTTTTTTTGTTTTTATTATTTGCGTTGGATTTATATCAAATGTATTATTATCTTCATTTGTATCAACAGTTATTTTATAAACATTTCCATTTTCATTTTTTAATATTTTTCTTATAATTCCTTTTTTTGTTTTATTTTTATATTTAAAAAATATAATATCATTTACTTTCAAGTTATAAGTTTCATTATCATAGTCTTCTAAATTATTATCATTATTTTTTTGTTGTAGCTCATCTGTATAATCAGATAATTCTATTGAAAATGCAGGTGTATCTATTCCTTGTCCAGGAGTATTTGTGTATATATTAGTACTAGTGACTTTTTTTATAAATGATGTACTCATATTATATTATTTTTTAAAATATTTTTCATTATTATATATTATATTCATTTGTTGTGATGTAAATCTATTTTGTGGAAATTTAGATATTTGTTCTCGCATTTTCCAATATACATCAGTTCCTTCTTTTTTTCTACCTGTATGATAACATGCAATAGAATAGATTTCTAACATTTCATAGTCATATATATCTGTATCTAAAAATAATGAACGTTTAGGATATGGATTTTTCATATTATATATTAGTCCATATTGAGCAAATATAAACATATTATCATAGCTTTTTTTATGAAAATAATATTTTGATAATGATTTTATTGGTTCACCTCTTAAAGGGTCAAATTCATGTGCATTTAGAAACCAATATATAATATCTTTTTCATCTTTTTTTAAAATATATGAGATAGATCCCATCATAAATTTCGAATAAAATATTTCTTCTTGATGTCCTTTTTTTATTTCTTGCCGTTTTTGATAATATTCTAATGCTTTTTCATAATTATCTGAATCTCTATATGATTGTGCTAAATAGAATATCCATCTAGGGTCATCATCTATTTTTATATATTCTTCTAATATTTTTGCGTGTTCTGAATATTTATTTTTTATATTTTTCCACGAGTTACCTTCTGCTTTTACTAATACAAATATTCCATCTGCTACATTAATTTCTTTTTCATTATTTTTAATTAATATTTCGTGAACTGGTCCATACCATTTATATCCAATATTTGTTTTTATAATACTTTTTCTAGAATATAGTATTCCATTATACATAGTGTTTATAGCTATTGCATCTCCTTTTAATGTTTTTTCTTTGTCAAATATTGTATTATCAATTATTAATTCTTCATCAGCGTCTATCCACATAGCATAATCTACGTGAGGTTCTATTGCCATAAGGGCAGCATTTCTAGATGTAGAAAAATCTTTCCATTCTATTTCTATAAGTTCACCAGGAATATTTTTTTCTTTGAAATAATCTTTTATAATATTCTGTGTTCCATCTGTTGAACCTGTATCTACAATTGTCCAATAATCTATTATTGATGATACTGATTTTAGACATCTCAAAATGACATCTTTTTCATCTTTTACAATCATCATTAATCCTAATTTCATATATCTATATTTTTAATTTGTTATTTATATTATTCTACTGATTTGAATTCTAATTTATTATTATTATAGTTTATATTTTTTATACTTAATAATAGCATATCACCGTTTTTGATATCATTATTTATAAATTTGTCTCTTAATTCTTGAGACATATCTTGTTTTTTTATAAATCCTGTGAATTTATAATCATGTTCAACGAATATACCATTTTTTGATACTCCAGTGACATTACAGGGTAAAATATCATCTATATTAAATTTTTGTATTTCTATAGGTATTATATATTTTAAATATTTTTTATTTGATGTTATAAAAATATTTTTATCTTTTTGATATCCTTCTATCATAACATTTATTTCTTTTCCTATCATATCATCAAAATCTAACAATACATTAGCAGATGCTAATGATCCAGGCATAAATGTTATAACTCCTGATATATCAACAAAAAATCCTCCGCGATTTTTATCAACAATTTTTCCAACATATATTATGTTATTATCTTTTATTTGATCATAAAATTCTTTTGATAATGTAATTTTATGTGCGTCAAAGAAAGACCCCATCATATTTTCAGCATCTGTTATCATGATTTTAAAATTATGAGTTTTTAGAATTTCATGAAATGATCCAGAATCTACATAATTTATAAAATCATCATATGATAATTCATATAATGAGAAGAATTTTTTTTCTTTTTTAAAGTTGAAAAATAAATTCACATAATTTTCACACACAGCTTCGAACAAATTTTCATCAGATGTTCGCTTTATATCTATCACATTAAAAACATCTCCTTTTTTAAAATTTTTATTTATAAAAGGAAATGATTTGTATTTTTCATATGATTCTTGAGCATATGATTCCATACAATAAACCTTTTCATTTTTTTCGGTTTTTATTGACTTGTTTATTTTCATGAAAATATATTTTAAAATGTTAATAATAATTTTTTTTATTTATATATATCTTTTAAAAAAATATTTTTTTTAAGCATATATAAATATAATTTTTGATATTTAATAAAATCATTATTTTAAAAACATTGATAATAATACTATTGCTGTTGAAATTATAAATTGTGTGATAGTAAATATAGTAGTAGCTTTAGTTCTAAATTTTTTTAGATCTTCAATTTCTTTTACCATCTCATTTAATTGATTTACTGAAACTATTTTTGAAATATTTAATTTCCAATCTCCTATATCATTTATTTTTTCTTGAATAGCTTTTAATTCTATAATTTCTTGTTTTATATCTTGTATTTGAAAACTTAAATCATTTAAATTATTGCTCAATCTTGTTATTTCATTTAGGACAAGTTTTCCATATTTATCCCATCCGTTGTCATTAAATTGCTTTTTATCAATATCCATATTTTATTTCATATTTTATTATATATATATAAGAAAATAAAAAAAAATAAAATATTTTAATATAAATGGATAATAATATTTTAGATCAGTCTGGTGAGTATATAGTTATAACTACAAAAGATCCATATGTGAATGTTATGTCATTTACAAATATTAATGAAGATATTGTAGATATGGGAATAGGCACTATGTATAAAAAAGAATTTAGATATTCATTAGATGGAAATATATATTCGGAGTATCAAGAATTATCTATTGATTCTCTTAAAAAATTAGGATCATTTGAAATGGTATATTTTCAATTTAGATACATATTATTAGCTGGTGGTCCATTGAAGGTAAATAATATTACATTAGATTATATTTCTTTTGAAAATGATAATCAAGTGAAACTTGATGTTAGTTCTGATAGTTTATATACATATAAATCTATATATAAAAGTGGATGCACATTTGAGCCATACAAGGTTGATAAGGCTATATCATTATTTAAAGATTTAAATTTGATGGCAAATGATTTATTTGGAATAGATGTATACTATTATAAGATAGATCCAAATAAAAAACATCAAGATGTAATACTGCAAGAATATACATTATATGATTATCAGGATAAAAAATTGATGAAAATTGTTATCCCCGAAAATAATATTCCACAGCCAGCATTAAATGTAAATCCATTTGGCATAGACTTCGAATTACCATTCGAAATACATATTCATAAAGACTATTTTCAAAAAATATTTGGAGATGGTACTGGCCCGCAAAAAAAAGATATTGTATATTTTCCATTGACAAATAGAATATATGAGGTTGCAAGTTCTGTCATGTATAATGATTTTATGTACACTCCTATATATTTTAAGGTACAACTTGTAAAATGGCAGCCAAAGATAAATACAGAAAAAAATGATGATATAAAAACTCTTGAATCTTATACAATAAAATCTGATGAACTATTTTTAGATGAAACAAACATAGAATTAAAAGATACAACAAATGAACAACAATTTAATATTAAAACAACAACGTCAGATATTGTAAGAAGTTTTATAGATAATGATATGAAAATATATGATTATGCTATAGTAAATTATTATACAGTAATATCAGAATATTATTATAATTTAGAATCTACATTAAAAGAGAACATTATAAAATTACATATAGATAATATTACATTTAAGAAAAATAAAAAATATTATACTCGTCTAAATAGAAACAATAATAATATTACATATGAGATGAAATCATCAATGAAAATCTTAACAAATTTAAATGAAAATATATTTTCATATTCCAATGGGAATTCTATATATGAAAAAAATTATTATATTTGTGATATATTTAACAACAATTCTCAATTTAGCATATATGAAAATGAATATAATGAATTTGAAAATGATAAATTAATTACAGCATGTAATATTCCTGCATCATTTGTACGCAATAAAGCAATAGAATATACTTTTGCAAATGATTTTAACAAAAATAAAGATATTGCATATTCATCATGGTTTAAACTAAATGAATGTAAATCATACAAATATGATATAACTGAATTTAATTATGATAATTATTTATATAAATTAAAGATAAAAACAAATAAGAAAATGAATTGCCTCATTGATGACGATGTTATTATAAAAAGAAAAAGTGATTCTAATTTTTTAATATTTGGCAAGATAATTAGCATATCATCTCAATCTAATATTATGGAATATGAAATAGATGTAAATAAGGAAATATATGATACAATGATGTTATTATTTCCTTCTTGGCAAAATTATACTGACCTTTATATCTCTAAATATTATACATCTAATCTTATTTGCTCTTATGATTATAATAATAAAAAAGGAATAAGCATAGATATCATAGATAATAAATTTGTTGTATGCACATTAAATGATAAAAAATATTATACATATTTGAAGGATACTGTAAATTATGATAAATGGTATTCAATATTTATAAATGTAAGTAATTTGTTTAAAAAATTAGGTATAAATATATGGAAGATTCAATGGGATCCAAAAATAAATGAACCAAAATCAACTAGATTAAAATTATTGGTATCAAATTTAGTAGATATTGAAACTGAAGATAGAAGCACAAATATTAAATATTATATAAACTCTTCTTATATGGATATAACAAATATAAGATTATATAATAGAACAATAAATACTGATAAACAAGATACTATATTAAATCAATATGTTGTGCAGGAATCTCATATATGCGATATCATTGATAATGCAGAAGGACAATTGAGATATCCTTATGTAGGGTCTACTAGATAATATTATTGATTTACTAAAATTTTTGGATTTGGCCATTCTCTTCTCATAAGGGTCATCGTTTGATAGAATTTTCCGTTGTCCTTATCTTTTCTATCATATCTATATTTTATATCTTTTATAACATAACAACCGGAAAAAAATTGGTCAATAGAAAATGGCATCTCATCATCTTTATATTGGTTTTTAATAGATTGCGGCATATTAAATTCTTTTCGTTGTGTATCATCTACAACAAATATGAGTAACATAACTGGCTGCATACGACGTAAATTAAAATTTATTCTACTCATCTCCACATTTAGTAATAATTTATTTATTTGATTGTTATTATGAAAATTATTCATCTTTGAAATTTTATACATATCGTGTACATTATCATCAATGATAACTCCATTCCATTTTGTTTTTGTTTGCTCTAAATAATAATTTTCATTAGGTCTACCTTTTAAAATTATATGATTATCTTCTTTTCCATTTGTTATCAATGTTTCTATAGACATCTTTTCAGATTCTTGTTCCATAGTATCATAAAACATCAAATTGATTTTTTGTCCATATTTGTTGCTAATGTATGTGTTGTTTTCTAATCTATAGTTTCTAATGAATATTTCGCTATTTTCAAAATGTGAAAAATTAGTAAGTATGACATTACCCTTATATAATGCTTTCTCATCATCAGAAGTATAATCTGTTGAAAACAGTTCATCTGTCATTATACCAAGTTCAGATTCTTCTAAATCTAAAAATAATGGATTTATATTTACAAAATTTAAATAATAATATGTATCTACAAAAAATGTAAAAAATGATTCTGTATTTTTCCAGGATGATAATGATATGTCATATATAAAATCTATTGTTTTTGAATATGGGCATATCCACCGTTGATAATCATCTGTTGAGGTTTCGTTTGTCGCAAATCCTAATCTCAATTTATTTGAAATTTCTAACATTGCCTCTAATGATGTTCCATTTACAGAAAAACACTTCTGGTTTAAAATTCCCGGAATATGTAAAATTCCATATATTGATATTTTTTCATATGTTAGTTCATTTCCACCACGCGATAGATTTGTTGTTACTGATATTATTTCAAAATCATTTCTAATAGGTTTTAATAGTTTATTTCCGCTTCTTATAAATATGGATATTATATCTCCATCCTTTGGATATGATGTTGTATAAAATAATTTTTGACTTATAAGTAATGTAGCATTTATTGTTGGTATATATTCACTATCATTTATTTCAACTCTAATGATTTGTTCGCTAGTAAATATATAATCATTTATTTTTATCAATGGAAATGAATCTCCATACATTTTATATCCTTTTTGATTCTCTATGTTTCTATTATCTGATGATGTTCCTTCCCACGAGTCTGGAATGATGATATCATCTAATTTTATTGTAGGATTCGATATGCTACGTATTAATTGTATTTCATTAGACATGATTTATTATTTTTATACTTGATATACCCAATGGTTTTTTTCGGAATTCCAGATATATGTACCGCCACGTTGGCCATTAGCATTATAATCACTTATAAATTCAGCACTATGAGCACCTATGCAATTAGGCCCAAGTGTAGCATTTGCTCCGATAGTTATCTTTGTAAAATTACTATTTAAAAACGCATAATTGCCTACTGACGTCAAATTCGGACAATTGAACGCACCATTGAATACACTATAT